AATGACATTGACAAGCACAATCGGTTGACCACGGTAGCTATTGCTAGCGTGAGTTTGGGGCGTGATTTGGTCTATGCGGGGCATAGAGCTTCGGAGTATGTGTCTTATCGCGCTCCAACTCAGAAGGGCGACTGTGGAGCCCCGCTTTGCCTCATTGACAGTACAAATTACAGTGGTCGCGCGTGCTTTGGCATGCATGTTGCCGGTGATCTCCAGGCCAGCATTGGTTATTCCACACAGTTGTATCAGGAGAGAATCCAACTGGCACTCGACAAATTGGGTGTTGGGCGCGATAAGTTTGAGGATGACTTAGCTTCCAGGGGGGTTACTTTTCAGAGCGGCAATGTGTTGCCGTTTAAGAAGCCGGGGTCGTTTTTGAGCATTGGTGAGCTGGATAGGCCCATCAATATGGCGTGCAAAACCAAGTATTATCCGCTCGCGGGCTTTTATGGCGATTTTGGTGATTGGCCTTATTATCCAGCAGCTCTTTCTGCGAGGTTCGTTGGAGGCGAGCTGGTTCATCCGATGGATAATGCTGTAGAGGCATATGGCAGCCCTGTGCTAACGTATGAGCAGCCATGGCTCGAGCAGGCCGTACATGTGGCGATGAGCCCTTTTGTGCGACAAACTTCAGACGTCAAGCGACGCGTCTACACATTTGAGGAGGCAGTGCTTGGCGTGCCGCAGGAGAAATTTCGATCCATTCCGCGCGGCACAGCAGCGGGCTTTCCTTACGTGTATGATGTGAAGAATGGTAAGACGGAGTTTTTCGGCAAAGAGGATGAGTATGATTTGACGAATGAGCGTTGCGGTGAATTGCGCGATAGAGTAGAGCATATACTTGCGGAGGCGCGCGTGGGTAATAGGTTGGCGCATGTCTTTGTGGATTTTTTGAAGGACGAATTGCGCCACGAGGATAAGGTGGCTGCGCTTAAGACGCGTTTGATTTCTTCCGCCCCTTTGGATTACACCATTGCTTGGCGCATGCTGTTTGGTTCTTTCAGTGCCGCTGCCATGAGGCATCACACGGTGACAGGGTTCGCACCAGGCATCAGTGTGTATTCTGAGTGGCATGTGCTCGCTGAGATGCTGAAGCGGCGCGGGGCGCACTGCTTTGACGGGGATCTTAAGCTCTTCGATGCGTCTGAGCAGCCTGACATTCATTGGCATATCCTGCGTGCCATTAACCGCTGGTATTCTGACTCAGAGGAGAATCAGAGGGCGCGCGAGGTGCTGTGGCTCGACTTGGTGCATTCGCGTCATGTTGGTGGTCCTTCATCGCGGCGTGTTACATTATACCAGTGGAATAAATCGCTTCCGAGTGGTCACCCTTTTACCACTATTGTGAACTCAATATACTGTATGACTTTGCTCGTTGGTTGCTATATTAGCATTACGGGTGATATGAAGGGATTTTGGGACAGGGTTTCGGCGGTGACGTACGGCGATGATAATGTGATTAATGTGGCCGAGACTCACGTTAAGGCCTATAACCAGATTACTGTCGCAGATGCTATGATGAGGGAATTTGGTATAACGTACACTCCAGGTAGGAAGGATGGGGTATGGTTTGAGTCCATGCCTCTGAGTGATGTTACGTTTCTTAAGCGACGGTTTTACTTTGAGGACGGCCACGTGAATGCGCCCTTGGAGTTGGATAGCATGCTATACACTCTGTACTGGTGCAAGAACCGGCGTGAGGAGTCTAAGATCATCGCCGATAGTCTCGAGAACATGTTGGAGGAGCTTTCGCTCCATGAGCCAGCCTTGTGGGACAGATACGCCCCGCGAATATTGGAGCGTATAGTGCAGCGTGGGTTGGTACCGCGCGCTTGTCCCACAAGGGCTGGATATTTGGCCTGTGTCAGGAAGCGTTCCGACTATTACTGACCCTGGCGCAATGCGTGGCGCAGATACGCATGCCTTAAAACAAATGATTAGGATGCAGTTTTTTTGGTGTGGACAGCGCGTTGACGCATACCGTGCTTAGCTTACTACTCAGGGTCGGTATAACCCAGAGAATGTGTCCTCCTCCCATATTATGGAACTATTGTGGGTTGTAAATTGTTCCGCTTCTAACCAATCTAACAACAACGCTAACGAGCGCGATAGTCTCGTTGACTGTGATAATATCCAGTCATTAGCCATTAACAATGGCGCCGAAAGCACTGGCCTTACTAGCTTCGTTCAAGAGGCGTGTGAGTCCGTCGAGGTTTTGGGCAAGTTTTACCGGCCCGTCAAGTTTGTTGGCACTCAGTCTGACATACAGGATTTGACTAGGTTTGTGGCACGCCCGCGCCTCTTGGCTACTGGTACTTTCGGTGCCAGTCGCAATAATATTGTTCAGCAGCGATTGTCACCGGCGGGTATTCTGGACTTGTGTAGCGGAGGTCGTACGCGTTTTGCTGGCGCGTATGGTCTTCGGTTCTCACTGGTGTTTACGTTGCAGGTTGCAGCAACGCCTTTTCACCAGGGTGTTTTGGCCCTTTCTTCAGAGTATGCGCAGAATAACGTAGCTTCGCTTCGATCAGCCCGCTCTTCTGCGTGTACGTATCTTCCGCATGTGCGCCTAGATCTTTCTACTAGCACCATGGCAATTCTTAGGGTGCCGTTTTTGAACTTTACGGATTTCGTTTTGCGGGATTCACCCA